CTGGAACAAGACAGGTTTTGGACCATCAATCGCAGAGGTAATGATGCGGCAGGGTGTTCGTTGGACTCCATCAGATCGCAACCGCATTCAAGGCAAAATGGAAATACACCGTCGCCTAGCCGACGATCCTTACACAGAAGAGCCTCGCCTACGTTTCTTTTCTAGTTGCCAGAACATAGTCAAACAAATTGCTGGCATACCCCTGTCCAAAACAAACAGCGAAGATGTAGACACAAAGGCAGAGGATCACGCATACGACGCCCTGCGCTACGGAATGATGACACGCATGAGCGGGTATGCTTCCATACACAAACAATTAGGCGCGATAAAGAACCAAGTCCACCAAGTTCAAGACGAAGTATTCGGATACTGATAAATGGCAGAGATGACATTACAAGAGGCTTTTGATGCCCACACCAAAGGTAAAGACAAGACTCTTGTAAATAATTTTAGGGCTACTTTACGTGATCTTGAAAAAGCAGGGTTTCCCCCTAGCACTCCTGTATCTCAATTAAACACAGAAAAAAGCATAACTGATTTACAAAAGTGGACAACCACAGAGAGATTTAAAAAAGTATCCAGTGGATCAGGCATGTTTGCTTCTCGCGTTAAAACTTTAATTAACGTCGGAATCGGTCCTGAACAAACAAATGTTCTTTCAAACTACGAAAAAGCTAACAGAGGTAAGTCTACAGAATTTGGTATTCGTCTTACTCGTGCTGCTAGAAAACTAGAACTTCCTGCTTTTGACGATTTTAATGCGGCTATAGATGCTACGGCCCGACAGCTTACTGATAAAGAGGCCAAAGCATTCTTTATGATTAAGACGCTTACAGGACTTCGTAATCCTGACATTCTAAAGCTACAAGTTGGAAACGCTGTGGAAGGGGCTAAGTACGGATCATTTGATCCTGAAGTTAAAAAACTTTATAACCTAAGTAACAAAGGAGATCGTATCAACTACGATCTTGGTGAGATTGTACACGGTATACTTGCAGATTTAGCTGCAGATGCACAAGCAGAAGGTCGTACTGAATTATTTACACAGTCTGAAGAAAAAATACGAAGCACCATAAACCCGGTTATGAGATCAAACATGACATCTATGGGTTTAGAAATACGAGACTTGAACAAAAATGCTGCTGTAGATTTTAGTGTTCGTGATCTTAGAAAAAACATATTTGATATTTTGGAAGAAGAAATAGGAGCGGCAGATGCCAACAAAGTGTTGGGCCACTCTGATAAAGCAGATGTAGGTCTGAATCACTACAAAGTTGAAAGAAAAAGCCGTCGCAGTCTTTCTCGTCTGCAGAGTGCCCAAGAAATATTTTCTAATCTGTACATGGAGTCAGTAGGATTCGATAACCCTCAAACTTTATTTGGAAATGAGGGCTACGGATTTGCTAACGACAACTTTAAAGCTGGGACTGTAGTCCCTCTTACAGTGGATGCACCTGCTGAACAACAGGCGGTAGAAAGCCAAACAAGGACAGCCACAGCGCAAGCTTCTGGTGCAGTAGACAGATCAGTAGACTCTCTAGAAAACAAAATAAAAAAACTAGAAGGACTGATGGGACAAGTTCAAAGTCTAACCGAACAAACAGAGGGGCTTGTTCCTCCCGTTGACGACAAAGCTGCTGCTAAAGCCCAACAAACCATAGACGCAGGTAAAGAATCTATATCTTCCATGATTACAAACTTTGGAAGAAAGATTACTGATCCAGACCAGTTAGGGTCTATAGCCGCCGGAGTAATCGGCGGATTAGCATCAGTTCCCTTATTTGGAAAAGTAGCAAAGTCTGCAGAAATTGGTCTTGAAGCGTTGGGTATTTACGATGCAGCTTCACAAGGCGCATCTACACAGCAGCAAATGACGCAAATGGGAGTTCCCTCCCCTCTAGCCAGTGCTGCTGGAACTGCAAGAGCCGTAGGAGAAATTGCAATGGGTTCACCACAGCCAGTGGTAGCAGACCCTATGTCTTCTCGTCCCATTGAAAGAATTGCTGCCGACGATCCAGAGGTTGCACAAAGTCTACAGACCACTGGACAAATGAAACAATCACAAGCCCCAGTTAAAATACCCGATCCTGTCGCACCCAAACCACAGATGGCTGCACAAGGGTTCGTACCAGTTCCCGAAGCCCGCGCCAATGCGATGCGGGGGGAAGCAACCGCGATGGATCAAGCACCATCGTTTCTTTACGGCGGCGTAGTCCGCTAAACAACCCAACAAACGGAGGCATACATGCCCGGTAATAACTACAACTACGGCGCATCGTACATTATGAACGCAGACAAGACAAGCGTTGATAAAGACGAAGGTGCATCTTCACTCTACCGCGAAAGCCTAGAGTTTGACACTCGCGTCCAAACAGGACCGATGATTGAAGCAATGCCAAAGAAGCAAACAAAAGCTACGGTAGAAGCTTCACTTTTTAAAATGGCAGACGAACGCGACTACTAAGGAAGCGATATGTCCGATAACTTTTTGGAACCTGCGGACGACACCGCCGTACCAGTCTTTGAACCCGAAGAGCAAATGCCGGGTTTGGCTGCGTATGTAAAGGCACGATTTGACGACGCAGAAAACGGACGATTTTCGTACGAGCAGCGATGGCTGAGAGCGTACAAAAACTTTCGTGGCATTTATGATTCTACAACACAATACCGTGACAGTGAAAAGTCAAAGGTGTTCATCAAGATTACCAAGACAAAGGTGCTTGCTGCGTACGGTCAGATTGTAGACATCCTCTTTGCAAACAAAAAGTTTCCATTGGTCATAGAGCCAACTCCCATACCAGAGGGTATAGCAGAGTTTGCCCACCTTACTACTCCGCTAGACCAAATGCAACCCCCGGAAGACCCATACGGATTTGATGGCGATGGTCGTGAGTTGCCGTTTGGTGCCACGCAAGCTACCCCTGCCTCTGGCGATTTTTTGGGTGGACTAGCTAGTCAGTACGGTGATGCACCCCTGTCTGAAGGCCCAGCCAAAATGGGTGAGCCACAGATTAGCCCTGCACAAAAGGCTGCACTCAACATGGAGAAGATGGTTCACGATCAGCTTCTTGATACACGTGCAGTAAACGTGCTTCGTAGTTCTATCTTTGAATCCGCTCTGCTAGGTACAGGAGTTGTAAAGGGTCCGTTCAATCACTACAAACGGGTACACCGCTGGGAAAACGGACCAGAGGGACGAGTGTACAGTCCGTACGAGCGTATTGTTCCTCGTATCGAACACGTATCCCCGTGGGACTTTCATCCTGACCCCTCTGCTACAAGCATAGACGATTGCGAATACGTAATTCAACGACACCGCATGAACCGTCAACAACTTCGTAACCTTATCTCACAGCCTCACTTTTACGCTGACGCTATTGAAGAGTGCCTTGCAAAAGGACCAAACTACGAAGACAAGTATTACGAAGACACCATTCGTGAAGAAGAAACTGAGCCGTACGTCGGTGACAGTCGCTACGAAGTTCTTGAGTATTGGGGCTTCCTTGATGCCAAACTTGCACGAGAAGCGGGACTAGACATTCCTGCTGACATGAGTGAGTTTGAACAGGTACAAGTAAACGTGTGGGCATGTGGCACCATGATCCTACGCTGCGTTATGAACCCATTCACGCCAGCCCGCATACCTTACCAAGTGTTTCCATATGAAATCAACCCGTACCAAGTGTGGGGTGTTGGTGTTGCAGAGAACATGGAAGACGCACAACTGCTGATGAACGGCCACGTTCGTATGGCAATCGACAATCTGGCGTTGGCGGGTAACCTAGTGTTTGACGTGGACGAAGCGTCACTTGTTCCCGGACAAAACATGGACATCTTTCCCGGTAAGATATTCCGCCGTCAGTCCGGTGTAACAGGGACGGCAATCAACGGCCTCAAGTTTCCGAACACAGCACCTGAAAACATTCAGATGTATCAGATTAGCCGACAACTTGCTGACGAAGAAACAGGCTTGCCGTCGATTATGCACGGTCAAACAGGAGTAACAGGCACGGGACGCACAGCATCTGGACTATCTATGTTGTTGGGCGGAGCAAGTCTGTCTCTTAAAACGGTGATTAAGAATATAGACGACCAGCTTCTCAAGCCACTGGGTGAAGCGTACTTTCAGTGGAACATGCAGTTCAACGAAAGTTCACCGGAGATTGAGGGTGACCTAGAGATCAAACCTCGTGGTGTAGCTGCAGTGATGCAAAAGGAAGTACGCAGTCAACGACTGACTACGCTGTTACAGACAGTATCCAACCCGATGCTGGCACCGTTTATCAAAATACCAAACCTCATGCGTGAACTGGCTATTGCACAAGACATTGATCCTGACAGCCTTGTGAACGACATGAACGAAGCACAGATTTTTGCAGAGATGTTGAAAGGACTAGCCAATGCTCAACAAGAAGCAAGCCAGCAAGGTCAGCCCGCTGGTGGCGAACAAGGAAGCGTGGGACAGTCTGGAGGAGTACCTGCAGGAGCAAATCCAAATGACGCTTCGGGCGTTGGTGGCGGCACAATCGGAACTGGAAGTGTTCCGGCTGCAGGGGAAGATAACTTCACTGGAACAGATCAAGGGATTGAAGGCTGATTATGAAGCTGCGGTGGATGTAAAGAATGGCTAATGAGTTTTTAAAATCAGTGGTAGACCTCGCTGTTTCTCCTCCAGAACGTCCGTCAGTAGGAACTCCTAGTCCATACGAGGAAGATGATCCTGACCGTCGTCACGAAAAGTTTGGGATAACACGGTACACTGATCCGGGTTACTACGAGTCTGCGGGACAAGTTGCGGGATCAGATGATCGCAGCGGTTCTAAATTTTATTCTGGCACTATGGGAGTGTCCGGTTTAACTGGCAGTGTGGCTGATAACTTTGTAGGTATGCCCAAAGGTCTAGGTACGGGCTTGAGCATGATGGGTGTATCCGGCTTTGGCGTCGGAGCCATGATGAGCCTAAAGAATTTAAGTAATATTGAAGAAAAAATGAAAGCGGGAGAAGCTGGCTACGGCGTTGGAGTGTTTAACAATCGTATTATTGGTGTTTCTCCGGGATTGTTTGGAGGGTACACTTTGTCTGGTGTTCTTCCAGAGGGATTAACAAGCAAACAACGCCAACAACTCATTGACAGTCTTTTGGGAATTTCTGATAATCAAACTCCTCCGGGTGATGACACTGACGAAACTCTTCCGGACGATGACACTACTCCGGAAGATGACGGCGACCCAACAACACCTCCGGGATACAATCCTGATCTTCCATACGATGGATACAACCCGTATCCGGATGAACCCAGAAGACCAACACCTACGCCTGATCCTCCGTCTGATGGTGGCGGCAGCGGTCCTAACTACACTGCTCCTAACCCCATTGATGATGTTGTTCCGGGTGATCCCCCACCGTCCCGTCCTCCGTCTCGTCCCGACAATCGCCCACCACCGTCTGATGGCGGCGGCGGCGGCGGACAACACCCATCTGACCCCGGTGGAGGTGGAGGTGGCGGCAATCCCGGTGGAGGTGGCGGAGGCGGCCACGGTACGGACAATGATCCCGGCTATGGGGGAGGTTACAGAGCCTCTGGTGGCCCTGTGGGCTTTGCAGAGGGGGGTACCACCAAAAAAGACCCAATTCAGTCTACGGGCTTTGTAGACGGCCCACCGCAAAACTATGCAAAAGGCACCACTGTAGCTGACACAGAAAATCACCGTGTACGTGTAGGTTCGTTTGTTCTTAACGCACCGACTACAGAACGATTGCAAAAAGAAGGAAAGCTACCAAAAGGTCCACAAAAGCGCAAGGCTGCAAAGGGTGGTAAAATGATGGATGTAGCCCTCTCTAAAGGTGAGTACGTTATTGACGTAGACGACATTGACAAGTTTGGTGGGTACGACGCCCTTAACGCAGAGAACGACAAGGGCAAGCCAGAAGTAGATCGCAGACAAGCAGCAATGGGCGGCAGTTTTTTAGACGGATACTCAGAAGGCGGAGAATTACCTCTTTCAAGAATTAAACTAGACAACTCTACCAAAACAAAATTTAACACGTTTTTAAAGAGTCGTCGTCAACGTGCAGATGTTGAAAAACTAATTGATAGTATGGACGACAGAGAGCGTTTGGCTGTGTTAGCCCTAGCTGAAACGACTGCTGCTACTGACCCTGTTGAATCTATGATGGGCGTAGGACAAACAGCAATAAATCGAGCCAGAAGCAACAGACGAGATTTTTCTAAAGTAAATGATCTTGGAGCAGTAATGAAACAACGCTCTTATCGTGGCAGCGGAAGTAAAATGTTTCAGTACGATGGATTAGAGCCGGGTGTTCTTAGCAAAAGACTTACAGAGGTAGTTAAGGGGCAGGTTCCCGGAGCAGTAACTAAAATGTTTTCTGCTGCAGATAATCTTTTAAACCCTGAAACAGAATCTGATCCTATAATTCCATTTGATGTGATGTTTTACACCACTCCTGATGCTCCTCTTGCAAAGGACTTTGAAAGAAATCCTTTGCTAAGATACACTAAAAGTTTTGGAGGGCATGATTACTACGCCCTAGATGCTGCACCAGAAAATTAACAGCATAGTGAATTCGTCGGCTACCCGTTAACAACGGCCCCGACACAACCGGAGCGGCTACCTACAAGCCAAAGTAGCCCCGCTAACCAGAGGTAATAAAATGGCAAAACAAGTACGTGGCGCAAGAGCCAACAAACCGAACGACTCTTTCGGAACTATCAATAGCGATACTCTCTACAAAGGCAACTATCGTGAAGACGTTTACAAAGACGACGAAGACGATACCCCGGAGGTAGAAGCAAGCGACGATACCGACCAACCTGAATCTACTAGCTTTGTAGAAACGACGCAAGAGAAACCGGATCACGATTACAAAAAACGATACGATGACTTGAAGCGACATTACGACGCTAAACTAGCAGAGTTTCAGGCGGAAAAACAACAACTGGAAGCGGCAACAAAACAGGCAAACGTGCCTATGCCAAAAACAGTTGAAGAGTTGGAAGAATTCAAAGCGCAATACCCTGACGTGTACGGAGTTGTAGAAACTGTAGCAGCAATGCAAGCCAGTGAACGCACCACCGAACTCCAAAAAGAATTGGAAGTCATTAAAGAGCGTGAGAAGGAAACGGTAGTACAGGCTGCTTACCGCGAACTAACAGCTAATCATCCTGACTTCGATAAGATCAAATCGGACGAAAAGTTTTTAGCTTGGCTTGAAGAGCAACCCGAATCTATTTCGGATGGTATTTACAAAAACAATACCGACGCTCGTTGGGCCTCACGAGTTCTTGATCTGTACAAAGCAGACGCAGGAATCTCAAAAAAGAAGACTAACAAGGCGAAGACCGACGCTGCAACTTCAGTACGTGCCCCTAAAGCTAGGGACATTGCATCTGAACAAAGTGGAGATACTCGCATTTGGAAGGCTTCTGAAATCCGTAGTCTCAAGCCGTGGGAGTTTGAAAAGCTGGAAAGCGAATTAGACGCCGCACGTCAAGAGGGACGGATCGACCCTAACAACTAATCCTCAAACAGAGGGAAGGAAAAGAACCAATGGCATTTGGTACTGCTGCAGGTTATGGTAACCTGCCTTCCGGTAATTTTGCACCGGAAATCTTTAGCCAAAAGGTTCTCAAGTTCTTCCGTCGTGCTTCGGTTGTAGAAGATATTACAAACACCGACTACGCGGGCGAAATTGAAAACTTTGGCGACACGGTTCGCATCATCAAAGAACCAACAGTCACAGTCAGTTCGTATACACGGGGTTCCGTCGTAAACGCACAAGACTTGGCTGACGATCAAATCACGATGGTTGTCGATAATGCAAACGCTTTCGCGTTTAAGATTGACGACATCGAAGAGCGGCATTCGCACGTAAACTTTGAAGCACTTGCTACCTCATCAGGTGCATTTGCTCTGAAGCGTAAGTACGATGCAAACGTCCTGCAAGCTATCTCTGATGGCGCAGGTATCGCTGGTGCTGACGACGCTTCACTGTCAGGTGGTCTTACCACTACAAACAGTGCGCTGGGTACTGCATCCGCTCCTATCAACGTAGAAACTGACGATGCTGGCATCAACCTGATGCTGCTGATGGCACGTACACTGGACGATCAGTCTGTGCCAGAAGAGAATCGTTGGTTTGTAGCACCACCAATCTTCTACGAGAAGATGTTCCAAGCCGGAAACAAGATGGCTGAAGTTCAGGTAACTGGTGACGCTACTTCTCCACTGCGTAACGGTCTTGCTATTCCGGGTACCCTTGCTGGTTTCCGCTGTTACAAGTCTACTGCGCTTAACTCAACAGCAGGTACCGATCAGGTAACTCTGTCTGGTGTGGCAACTGACGCCTCTGAGAATGTGATTCTTGCTGGCCACATGTCGTCCACCTCCACTGCTTCGCACATTGCTAAGACCGAAGTGGTTCGTTCAACTGAGTCGTTCTCTGACGTTATTCGTGGTCTGCACGTTTTTGGTCGCAAAGTTCTGCGCCCAGAAGCTGTCGTTCGCGGCGTCATCGACTTTGCGTAAGGGGAGATATATAAATGGCTACTTATGATCGTACCATTACCGGTGGAGGAACCGTTGGTCATCCGGCTAACCTGCCTCGCCCGTATGTTATCACCTCTCCGGTTTACGACGCGGTTGATAACACGTCCCTTGCTGGGGCTGATATCGTCAAGATGATTGATCTGCCCGCAGATACAATGGTAATCGGCGGTGCGCTTGAAGTCCTTGAGGCTTCTGGCAACGCCTCCGTGACGCTTGATGTAGGCACCAGCACTGACGTTGACTCACTGGTTGACGGTGGCGCAAGTAACGCTGCTGCAATCATTCAGTTCAACCTGAAGGCTGCAGGTGTGAACATGGTCACTTCTGCTGACTCTGTTCAAGTTACTGTACTTGACTCCGGATCATCTGGAACAACTGCACTGCGTTTCCGCGTACACGCTGTTGTATGTGACGTGTCGCAGAACCCCGTAGAATCTGCTACAGTTTCTACAGGAACATAACAATACTCTTGGGGGCAGGGCAACTTGCCCCCTTGACTCTTTACTCAATTCATGTTATAAGCAATAACCTTTGCGGGGGATATACCTATGGCACCTAAGGCACCAGCCAAACCAAAGAAGAAATCAAAGGGCGCAACACCTAAAAACAAAGCCTTGTACGCTCGTGTGAAGGCAGAAGCAAAGCGTAAGTTCGATGTTTACCCGTCAGCATATGCAAATGCTTGGCTTGTTCGTACATACAAGAAGCGTGGTGGAACGTACTAGGTATGGCTAAACCAAAGGGCGGTTTAACAAAGTGGTTCAAAGAGGACTGGCGGGATGTAAAGACCGGCAAGAAGTGTGGTCGTTCTGGTTCTGAAAAGAAGAAGCGTCCCTATCCTGCCTGTAGACCAGCCAAAGTTGCAAAGCGCATTAGCAAAAGTGAAGCAAGGAAGAAAACCGGACCCGGCAAGGTCAAGTGGTCTGTAACGGCTTCAGGTAGAAAAAGGAAAAAGGCCAGTGGCAAGAAAGCCTGATAAAATGCCAGCCCGCAACAAAAAGAACTTTCGTCCTACAAAGAAGGGCGCGGGTATGACAGAGGCTGGGGTAAAAGCGTATCGACGCAAGAATCCCGGCAGCAAACTAAAGACAGCGGTTACCGGCAAAGTAAAACCCGGAAGTAAAGCAGCCAAGCGGCGTAAGTCATTTTGTGCCCGCTCTGCAGGACAAATGAAAAAGTTTCCTAAAGCTGCAAAAGACCCGAACAGCCGTTTGCGTCAAGCACGAAAGAGATGGAAATGCTAAACCTACTTATCGGACCAATCACACAACTAGCAGGTACGTGGCTTGAAGGAACGGTTGAAACAAAAAAAGCAAAGACTATGGCGAAGGTCGCAACGTCCAAAGCTGAAGCGGCTATTATGGAAAAAAAGGCGACGGGTGAGATTGACTGGGACTTAGAAGCAATCAAAGGTGCCCAAAACTCGTGGAAAGATGAATGGCTAGTCATCTTGTTTTCTGTACCACTAATACTAGCCTTTATACCCGGAATGGAAGATGTCGTATCACATGGATTTCAACAACTGGAGCAAATGCCTGAATGGTACCAGTACAGCTTGGGCGTTATTGTTGCTGCAAGCTTTGGAGTCCGCAGCGCAACAAAATTCTTTGGAAAAAAATGACCTTGATAAAAAAGATTTTAAACGCCGTATTTAAACACGTGATTACTCCTGACTACGTAGGAGACTTGTCGCGACACAGACTGCACTCGACTAAATACGAAGATTTGTGCAAGTAAGGAATGCAGCATGGCCGAAGTCACAATGGAACGGTTCCTAAAGTGGAAGATACTACCTCGCCTGATGATGGTAATGATGTCCATATCAGCGTGGAGAGTAGTGGAGTGGTTTATGACTCTGCCCGATCCGACAAACGCACAAGCAGGTCTAGTAAGTGTAGTCACGGGGGCCATGACCGGTGCATTTGCGGTGTGGCTGGGTCACGAAAAGGGATGATATAGTAATGAAGTACAACGCATCACACTTCTTGGACAAACTAATCGAACACGAGGGCATGGTGCTTACCGTGTACGAAGACAGTTTGGGCATAGAAACTATCGGTATAGGCCGCAACCTCAAAGACAGAGGTATCAGTCCAGAAGAACTGGAGTACATGGACATCCCTAACATGGCTATCGTGTACACCAACGGTATTAGTGAGGCAGATTCCCGCTACCTTGCTATGAACGACATTAAGATTGTAGAGAACGAGTTGTGTCAGGTACATCCCTGTGTCAAAGACCTAGATGCTGTACGCCAGCTTATCCTGATGGACATGGCATTCAACATGGGTGTGCCTCGTCTCTGCAAGTTCAAGAAGATGTGGAATGCAATACACGAGAACAACTTTGATGCTGCCAGCATTGAGATGATGGACTCTCGTTGGGCACGTCAAGTAAAGTCGCGGGCCAAGAAGTTGTCTGATGCAATGAAGTCAGGAGAGTTCTAGTACGCTATGATACACGTCTTTCTCCTGTTTGTTTTCGTAGGCGTAGGAGATGACAAAAAGTTGGTCAGCAAGGACATGCACTTCAAAGACCTACGAGAGTGCGTTTGGTACGCACAAACCCTACACAAACAAGGCAACCTAATAACGGCATATTGTGTGCCGAAGTTCATAACAGACGGCAACGTAAAGGTATACTGATGGACCCCATTAGCGCGATGGCTACCGCATCGGCTGCATTCGGTGCAATCAAAAAGGGCTTTCAAGTAGGACGTGACATTGAGTCTATGGCCTCAGACCTGTCTCGTTGGATGGGTGCAATGTCCGACTTGGACATGCTTGAAAAAGAAGCCAAAAACCCACCCATATTTAAAAAACTGTTTGCAGGTAAGTCTGTAGAGCAAGAAGCCATAGAAACATTTGCCGCGAAGCAGAAGGCTCAACAACAAAGGTATGAGTTACAGCAGTGGATTGGCATGACGATGGGTAAGTCCAAGTGG